AGATAAACGTATGGGTAAGAACTTTCCCAAGCAGGAACTCAAGGTCATAGATACTACATTAAAAATGTTCATAGAACCCACACTTACATTGTGCAGCTCAACCCTTGAAAACCATCTTATAGAAATATGTTCTCACAAAAATAACTTACTACGTGCCACCGGGGTAACAAAGGCAGATTTAATGAGTAACGCTAAATTTGCTAACGTACTATTAGGGCTAGGTGTTATACCTCCTATGAAGGTTAGTCCTACCACGGGTAGAGAAACCTACGCCTTCGCGAAGACTGACGACGGGTTTAAAGAGCTATTGGTGCATAAAGACGTTAGGGTGCAAGCTGTAGCCGAAGCACGGCTAGGTAACAAAAGCACGATAGAAGAAACACGTACTGAACGGTTTATTGACATTGCGGAACGAGGATCGCTACCTGTACCTCTGAGATACTATGCGGCACATACAGGTCGTTGGGGTGGAGACGGTAAGATTAATATGCAGAATTTAAGCAGTCGCGGTGAGGGTAAGAACTTAAAAAATAGCATATTAGCTCCAGAGGGACACGTCCTTGTAGACTGTGATTCATCGCAGATTGAAGCGAGGGTACTAGCTTGGCTTGCCGAACAAGATGACCTAGTAGATGCGTTTACCAATAAAGAAGATGTTTACGTGAAAATGGCTTCTAAAATTTATAAAGTACCAGAGAATAAAGTTACCAAACAACAAAGATTTGTAGGTAAAACTACTATTCTGGGTGCAGGATATGGTATGGGGCATGTTAGATTCGCCCAACAATTACGGTCTTTTGGTGTGATAATAAAACTGGAGGAAGCTCGAAGGATTATAGATGTATACAGGAAAACAAATTCTGACATAAAAGATTTATGGTCAGAAGCTGACAACATGTTAATTGACATGCACAACACTGAAACACCTTATAACTTTGGACGCAATGGCATAATAAAAACTACAGGGGAATCTAGTATAATATTACCTTCCGGTCTTTTAATGAAGTATAACGACTTAGAGTATAAGGAACTCGATGGTTCTGTGGAATTTACTTACCGCACCCGCAATGGTCGAACTAAGTTATATGGTGGTAAGGTTATAGAGAATGTCTGTCAGGCTTTCGCACGTTGCATAATTGCAGAACAGATGTTAGCAATAGCTTCTAGATACAAAGTTGTATTAACAGTGCATGATTCGGTAGTATGTGTAGTACCAGAAGATGAAATGGAAGAAGCTGTGGAATATGTGGAAACTTGCATGAGCACAACTCCTAAGTGGGCAGGGGACTTACCAATAGCATGTGAGTCTGGTGTGGGTTATTCCTACGGAGAATGCGGAGATGGCTGATGAAAGCGTAGCTTGGTCGTTCAGTAAGTTGAAGGCATTTGAACAATGCCCCAAGCAGTTTTACCATTTACGTGTAATTAAAGATTACAAAGAACCTATGTCCTCTGCTATGTTCTATGGTAACGAGTTTCACAAAGCTGCTGAGAACTATATAAATGACTATACTCCCCTACCTTTTAAATTTAATTGGGCAAAAGACGCTCTCGATAACTTAAACAAGAAAGAGGGTATGAAACTGTGTGAGCTACGACTTGGTGTTGATGACGCAGGAGGCCCCTGTAAGTTTTTTGACGATCAAGTTTGGTATAGGGGCATAATAGATTTATTAATTTTAGATGACGAACTGGCATGGATAGTGGATTACAAAACCAGTAAGTCTACACAGTACGCAGATGTAGGACAGTTAGAACTTATGGCTATGGCTATTTTTTCTCACTACCCAACAGTACAAAAAATAAATGCTGGACTCTTGTTTGTTGTGTGTAAAGAACTTATTAAACGAACTTATACTAGAGAAGATTACGATTCATTATTTAGTAAATGGGCACTTAGAGTTTCTGATATGCACACTGCTTATGATATAGATGTTTGGAACCCTAGACCTAGTGGGTTATGTAAAAAACACTGTGTAGTTACTGAATGTATTTACAACGGGAGGCACTAATGCCATATAAAAATCCGAAAGATAGAAAGAAACAGGTCAATCCAAAAAAAGGTACAAAAGAACATAAAGACAGGATGGAACGTCAAAGAGCTAGACGTGAAATGGATAAGAAAGGCGTTGACCGTAAAGGTAAAGATGTAGGTCATAAAAAGCCGTTGAAGAAGGGAGGTAGTAATAAAGATGGCATACGCATCGAAAGCAGATCAGCAAATAGAAAACGTAACTACAAATGAACTTCAGACGATCACCGACTACCACTGGACGGGTAAACACCAACCGTTCGATCACCAGAAGAAGACAGCAGACTTTTTGGCTTCGCACCACAAAGCGTTCTGCTTCAACGAGCAAGGAACAGGAAAGACAGCCAGTGCAATCTGGGCAAGTGACTATCTTCTAGATCAATGGGAGATATCCCGTGTTCTTATTATATGTCCTCTGTCGATTATGGAGAGTGCATGGCGTGATGATCTGTTTAAGTTTGCCATGCACCGCACTGTGGATGTGGCATACGGGTCAGCAGAAAAACGCAGGAAAATAATAGCCAATAATGCTGATTATGTGGTGATAAATTATGATGGGATCACCATTGTTGAGGAGGACTTATACAAAGCAGGGTTTGATTTAATTATTGTGGATGAAGCTACTCACTATAAAAATGCACAGACTAACCGTTGGAAATCGTTAAAAAGAATACTTAAACCAGACACACGCCTGTGGATGATGACAGGAACTCCAGCCGCACAGAGCCCTCTTGATGCCTATGGTCTAGCTAAACTTGTTAACCCATTAGGCGTACCTAGATTCTTCGGGTCTTTCCGTGATCAAGTTATGTACAAGGTAACAGCTTTTAAATGGGAAGCTAGAAATACAGCCACAAAAACAGTACATAGAGTGCTACAACCTGCGATACGTTACACCAAAGATGAGTGTATGGATTTACCACCTATGGTGTATGTCAAAAGGGAGGTAGCATTGACTCGCCAACAGATTAAATATTATAAAGAACTAAAAAATAAAATGATTATGGAAGCAGCAGGTGAGCAAATTACTGCCGCTAATGCCGCTGTAAACATGAACAAGTTACTGCAGATATCAGCAGGTGCTATTTATACCGATGGTGGTGAGTCATTAGAGTTTGATATTAAGCACAGATACAAAGTGTTACGTGAAGTTATCGACGAGTCCAGTAAAAAGGTACTAATCTTTGTTGCTTTTAGACACGTCATAGACGTATTAGCGAAAAAACTACGTGGGGAGTACATACCCACAGAAGTAATAAGAGGTGATGTATCCGCACCAAAACGAACTGAGATATTTAAACAGTTTCAAGAACAAAGAGACCCAAAAGTTTTAATCATACAACCGCAAGCAGCGGCACACGGCATAACTCTTACAGCCGCAAACACTGTGGTGTGGTGGGGGCCAGTATCTAGTCTAGAAACTTATGCACAAGCTAATGCCCGTGTTCACAGGTCAGGACAAGACTTAAAATGCACGGTGGTGCAATTACAAGGTTCTAACATAGAAAAACGTGTTTACGCAATGTTAGATAACAGAATTAACATACACACAAAGATTACAGATTTATACCAAGAAATACTTGATTAAGTAATTATTTGATAGTAAACTGTATTTCTCGATACTAAAGGAGGATGTATGGAGAACGGTAAACTATCGGCTGAGAAACTAACCAAGATTTATTTAAAGATCAAGGCGAAACGAGCTGAATTATCTGCGAAGTTTAAAGAAGAAGATCAGGAACTTAATGCTCAACTTGAGCAGGTTAAGAAAGCACTGTTAGAGTATTGTAACGACCACGGAGTTGATTCTGTCAAGACTACTGAAGGTTTGTTTTATAGGTCAGTTAAAACACGTTATTGGACTTCCGATTGGTCTGCGATGTATGAGTTTGTTTTAGAGCATGAGGTACCTGAGTTTTTTGATAAACGATTAAATCAATCTAATGTTAAACAGTTTCTTGAGGACAATCCAGAATTAGTGCCCCAAGGACTAAACGTAAACTCTGAATATATTATTGCAGTGAGGAAAAAGTGATGGAACATGCTGAACCATTTGTGCCTATTGAAAAAGTTGCAGACCATTTTGCTGTATCTATTTCTACGGTAAGGACTTGGATTCGCACAGATAACTTACCAAAAGATTCTTTTTTAAAGATAGGTAACACTTACAGGTTTAGATTATCCGAGGTCTCTGATGCGCTTATGAAGGCAAAGGACACCGAAGAAAGTGCGTAGAGTTAGTATTCGTGGTGGTAGATTTGCCGAATTTGTTGATGGTATAGAAGCCACTACAGGTGCTAACAAAACTATGGACGTTGTAATTGTAGGAGCCGCTGATGTTGCTAGATCCTACTATGAGGGCTTTTACGACCCTGATAATCATACGGCACCTACATGTTGGTCGTTAGACACGCAACGACCTGCAAACGATGTCCCAGTAAGCCAGAAACAAGCATTGCGTTGTATGGACTGTCGTCAGAATATTAGAGGGTCAGGTTCGTATGGTGGACGTGCTTGCAGGTACTTCCAAAGGGTAGCTATTGTGTTTGAAGATAGGCTAGACGAGGTGTACCAGTTGCAAATACCTGCATCTTCCATTTATGGTAGAGCTACTGCGGGTAGTAAAATGCCATTACAACAATATGTTAATTATATTGCTAGTCGTGGTGAGTTAGTTAGTTGTATCCTTACAAGGATATATTTTGATGAACAAAGTTCAATACCCAAACTTTATTTTAAACCCATGCGAAATTTAGATAATGAAGAGATACTTGAAGTGGAGGAGATAATGAAAGACGAGTCTTGTTCCAAAGCTATAGCGTTTCCACTCCTCCTTCTTTTCTCTTCCCCTCTCTT